CAGCTGTCTGTCTGCCACCCGTTGTATCCGACAGCGCCAGCAATTGAACCATCCTCACGCATGGCGGCAACAACACGCAGGTCGCTGCTCCAGGGCATCTTTACCTTGCGATGCAGCCACTGCCACACAATGGGAGGTTGACCGGGTTTGTCTGTGACAATTTTCATCACATCACCCCGCCGGTTTCCATCATCATGTGCGACGACGTAAAGGTGGTGGAAGGCAGCCCGCGCACCTTCATGCGCAGCGCGCCGTAGTAGCCCAAGCCAGCCAGGCCGACCCAGCCCTGATACGTGTTGTTGCCGGCCCAGCTCGCCTGGTTCCAGCGCGCCGTGTTCCACAGTCCCACGTCCGACTCAAAGAACGCCGGCGAGCCAGGCACCGCGTCGAACTGGAACTGCGTGTTGACGATCACTTTGATCGAGGGCGCGTCCGGCGCAATGAAGATCGGCCGCGCCATGCTGAACTTCTTGTTGTTGGCCGGCGAGCCGTAGTGCTGGAAGGCGGTCATTACGTCGCCCTCGATGAAGTTGCCGCCAGCGCCCACGCTGTCCACGCCGTCCAGGTCGCCGAACAGGCCCTTGCAGAAGAACCCGTCCGCCGTGCCGAAATACAGCTCGCCACCCATGATGGCCGCGCAGCGCATTGGAATGCCCGAGAACTCGCACCAGGCGCCGGTGGTGACGTTCATCGCGAACTGGCGATAGGTGCCGCCATCGTTGGGCAGCTTGATCACCAGGACGCCAGAGTCCGGCGCCACGAACACGTTGAAGTACTTGTTTGCGCGCAGCCTGCGCACCAGCGGCGCGAACACCGACTGGATCTTGGATGCCGGGCCCACTGCCTGGTTGTCGTTGCTGTATTGGCCCGTGATGACCTTCGACATCGGCACCAGGCCCAGCTCGCTGACGATGAACACGTCGCCGCCGTAGCCGGTGAAGTACTGGCCATAGGTCGGCACGGGGCCTACGTACCAGGCGCCCTTCAGGCCGAACGTGTTAGCGCTTGATGGGTCCGTCCCCTCCCACACGCCCACGTCGCCCTCAGTGCCTACGGCCACCAGGTAGTCGTCCACACTGAAGCCGGCATCGATTGTCCAGTTGAACAGGGCCGACACGTAACCGCCACTGCGCAAAATCGAGCCCATTGGGAGCGCATCAGCGTGGCCTTGGATCGCGTTCACGGCGCGCATGTAGTAGACCTGCGAGTCGTTCAAGACCGTGAACCACACGCGCTGCTTCCACACCGCCACCGTGCGCACGTTGACCGGCAAGCCCACCGTCGAAGCGGTGCGGTTGACCCAGCCCGTGCTGGTGCTGTACGTCCAGTAGCCGGCGCCAGGCGAGACAGCGAGCAGGAACGTGTCACCTGGCGTAGAGAACTGCGTGGTCCACCAGGCATCCTCGGTGCTGCCCGTGCCTGTCACGGCCACTACCGGCGTGCCGCTGGTCACGTCGTAGATGTTGCCGGCGCGGGCCGTGAAGCGCTTGTCGTTCGCCGTGTTGGGGGCCTTGTAGCCGAACACCGACTCGACGGCCGTGGCCGCGCCGGTGGTGAGCTGCTGCCAGCCCTTGCGCATCTCCACGCCCTGCTGGCGCGGGATCATGTTGGTCAGGACCAGCGCGTCCTGCGGCGCCATTGCCGCAATCGGGTCGCGATAGTTCAGGCCGCCAGTGGGCGCCGGAATGACCGTCGTTTGCGCCACCTGTGCGGCGGCCGCCAACCTGGGAACGCGAGCTGGCCGGAGAGGGACAAGCGGCATTTAGATGCCCCCGGCGTACCCGGTGTCGGGAGTGTTGACCAGCGGCTGGATGTACGGGAAGCGGAAGTCCCGCGCCATGCTCAGCACCGGCGCACCGCGCTCGGACGCCTTGCGGTTTTCGAACGCGGTCTGGAAGTCGCGCATCGCGGCGCTGGAGTCCAGGCCCTTCATCTCGAGCCACTTAACGCGAGTGAACAGCGTCATCAGGTTGGCATCGAGCAGGAACTTGTCGCCGTTCTTCGTGGCGCGGTTCTTGTACAGATCCGTGTCGTCCTGGTCCTGCACGTAGGCGTTGGACAGGTAGAAGAACTTCATCGTCTGCGGCGAGTTGGGCGGGGCCAGGACATAGATCCTGTTACCGCGCACCTGCCAGTAGAACGACAGTGTCGGCAGCGTGATGCGAATCAGCAGCTGCTGCCAGGTCTGGGGCGACACCGGGCCCAGTGAGGGGAACTGGTTGGTCGCGTTCCAGTTGGTCTGATCGATCCAGTCGTAGAAGTCCACCGGCAGCGCGAACGATTTCTCGCGCTGACCGTTGGTGTCGGACTGAATGCTGATCTCGTACGGCTTGACCAGCTCTTGCCAGTCGTACATGGCCAGCAGGTCCACTGCGGCGATGTTGGCCGCCTGGACAAACTGCTGGACCGTCGGATCGCTGTCGCCGGCCGGATCATTCGGCACAGGGAATGCCACCATCGACGCGACGTTCTGAATGATCGCGGACAGAGTCGTGTCGTCGATGATTTGATAGCTAGGCATCCCTGGCCTCCTGATTACTCGGCTTCAGCCGTTGCTGCAACTTTGCGCTTGCTGCCTTGTGAGGCAGCTTGCAACGCCTCCACCATCGTCTTGAGGTTCTCGATCTCGGCGTCCCGCTTGCCCAGCTCCTCGTTCATCTTCTCGATCGGGGCGTTGTTGGCCGCGACCTCCATGAACGCCTTGGCGCGCGCCTTGTCGGCTTGGAACGACATGAACTTCTGGCCCAGGCCGTCGTTCGCTTCCGCCAGCTGCTCGACCGTGACGATCTTGAAGTACTTGTACTCCTCGACCTTGGCGGGCGACATGCCAGGCAACGCGGTCAGCGGGGTGCCGATGACTGCTTCAGCCTGGCCGGCCTGCCACTTCTTGTAACGGTCAGCAAAGCGCTGCACGTCCATCTCGGTGACGGGCCGCTCAACGACCGACGACTTGTCGCCGGGAACGTGGATGCGAACGTAGTCGGCTTCCTCGTAAATGGCGCGGCCTGCTTCGCGGCTTTTGGCCGGGTGCAGGCGCGGCTTGCGAGAGAACTCGACATACAGCTTGTTGTCTGCCGCGTACCGACTCTCGTCAGCACCCGGCAGGTCAGACATTTCCTCAAACGTGGTGGGGGTCGTGGGTTGCATGGTGATTCCTTGTTATGTCGTGCCTCAGGGGGCCACGTTGGTTTCGATCTTCAGATCAGTGCCGGGAGCGCCGCCGATACGCGAGCCGCCAATCGAAGCACCGTCCGCACCGGTCAGGCCGATGCCTTCACACACTGCACCAGTGTCTTGCGACACGTTGGTGTCAACCACAGCCGGGGCGGCTGCGGAAACTGCTGCACCGTAAGTTGCTGCCATTTCTCTCTCCTAAAAAACCCGAGGGGTGTGGGTCACCCCATCCCTCGGGAAAGGGTGACCCACGACAGGCCTACCAAATAACGTGATTAGTTCTGCAGACGGCCCTGGAACTGGGCGCCGTTAGAACAGAGGTTGCCGGCCCAGGCCAGGATCTGAACTTCAGCGTCCTGGTTGATGGCGTAACGACGGTTCGGCGACAGCGGAACCATGTTGCGCTGGGCATGCGGGCGCCACTTGATGTACTTGGTGTTCAGCATGAAGCCGGTGTTGGCGGGGCAGTAGCCACCGATACCACCGTCCAGCACCACGTCCGCGTCCATGAACTTCAGGCTGGGGAAGCCGAGGTTGCCGGTTTCGGGCGAGGTGAAGCGCTGCTGAGCCTGCAGGCTGGACATGTAGAAGGTCCAGTAGTTGTTGTCCAGCACGATCAAGTCGGCGCGATCGGTGCCACGGGTCAGGGAGGCCCACAGCTTGTTCATGCCGGCTTGAATGTTGGCGGCAGAAGCGTTGCCACCAGTCTCGGTGCTGAAGTCGTACAGCTTGGAGCGCCAGAAGGTCCAGGTCGCACGGTCGATGGCGCCATAGGTGCCGGTGGTGGGATCGGAGGGCACAGCGGCGTTCAGGCCGGTGACTTCCTTACCGCCGGAGCCGGTGCCGTCGGAGTACAGCGACTGGGCCAGCTTGTTGGCCATCGTGGACTCGGCGACGTTCAGGCGGGCCTCGAGCAGGTCGATGAACGCTTCTTTGCCGCTGTTCTGCAGCATCTCCAGGCCGCTCATAACGACCGGGACAGCGAACTGCTTGATCTGGAACTCGGCCGCGCTGATCACGTCCTGAGCAGCCACGGGCAGCAGGTCATAGCCCGAATAGAAGCCGGCGTTCGCGTTCTCAGCGAAGCTCAGTTCTTCCAGGATGACGTTACCGCCAGAGATGGTCTTGACGTTGCCGCGCTGGTTCAGGCGGGTCAACAGGGCGTTGTTTTTGGTGACGTTGTCCGCGATCTGACGCGAACGGTTTTGGATCGTCGTTGCGACGATGTCGCTGACGTTAGGAAATGCCATGATTACTCTCCATCTGAGTGTTGGATACGGGCTTTCGCCCACCTTGTTCAGATGCGCCGACGCGAACCTTGACAGTCCGACTTCGTCGTAGGTGGGACGCCGAGGGCGTCTCCTAAGAGCTTGCGGTGGCTGGGGTGCTTGGGCACACCGGTCGGGATTTCTCCCGACTTGGTGTGATTATGGCATCAGCGTGAGGACATCGTGATGGCCGCCTCGATGGCGGCACGCACGTCGGTCGGCTCCTGCTTGAGCGCACCCAGCGGCGCGCCCCCAGAAACGCTCACAGCGGCCGATCGGGCGCGCTGGGCGGCCTGGGTCTGGACCTGGGCACCCTTGGCTGCCTGGCGCTGCTGCATGACCGAGCGCACGCTGTCGTTCAGGTAGCAGGCCTTCTCGTACGCCTGCTGCAGGGTCAGGGACTGACCCTTGCGCTGGGCGGCCTCGAGCAGGTCGGCCATGTCCTCGCGCACGTCGTCGCCGAACTCCGCCTCACCGAGGAACTTGGCAACCTCGTCCTGGGCGCGCTGGGCGACCTGCTGCTGCTGGTACATCTGGGCCTGCTGGAACTGCGTCAGCATGTTCTGCATCGGCGCCAGGCGCTGGTTGATCACCTGCTCGACGGCCGCCTGCTGCGGATCCACGCGGGGGGCCTGGCCAGCCAGGGCGCTGTCGAGCTGCTCGATGAACGCGTTGCCGAATCGCCCGGTGCCGAACTGGTTGATCAGCCCAGCCATCATGGTGGCCAGCTCGGGCGCGGTGCCCGTGCGCAGCTTGGCGGCCGTGCTCATCATGTTGTCGATGGCCTGCAGCGGGTTAGAACCTTCGGCCTTAATGAACGACATGTAGGGCGAAATAACGCGGTCAATCGACTCGGCCGTCTTGCGTGCCTCGGCCGTCTCCTGCAGGGTGCGTTGCACCTCCACCTCGCGCCGAGCGATCTCAGCACGCACAGGCTCAGGCAGTGAGCCCCAGTGCTCGCGGATGTCAGGCCGCCAGGATGCCGGGGCCTTTTCACCAGGCTGCTTCGGTCCCGATTTGGGACCAGGCGTCATGCCGTCGGTTTTTTTGAATTTTCCGTTCTCGTCCCGGGCTTGTTGCTGTGCCTGCTCGTTGTCAGGCTGCT